CATCAAGTCAATGAGTTGGCTCTGCAGATCATTAGAAACTTCAACCCATCTCAACCGAGAGATAGTGAGGGGAAGTGGTCTGCCGGAGGCGGTGGGGCAGTAGGTGGTAAAGGTAGCTCTAAGAATCATGGCTCTGCCTTGGGTGGGTTTAGCGGTTCAGAGGGTGACAAAGTAGTAGCCTCTGCTGAAGCCACTGCCAAATCGTATAAAACACCAATCAAATACAGCAATGAGGATGATGAGGTCTCAGACGCTGCCTATTTCAAAAGGGAACAGAAGAAAGCAGATGCGGCCGTGGAAAAGGCTAGGGCTGCTTTGGATGCAGCATTAGTCAAAGAAGGGAGTGCCCAACAGCTACAGACTAGGTTGGATGAAATCAATAAACGCTCTGCTCAGTTAATAGCTGAAAAGCAGGCTACTCAAGAAAGAATGAAAAACCTTCAAAACATACTCAAGAAAAAGTTTGAAGGATAGTCTATGTGTTTTATGGTGGGCTACATAGTTCACCTATTACCATTTTGAAAGGATGAACTAAAGATGCCGCTGACCCCAGAAGATAAACGCATTTTGGCAGAGAGTATTGTTGGGAATTGTAAATGTAAGACAGAAGATATTGAAGTGCTCAATACTCTGTCTGATGAGTCTCTGCTAAGCCTGGCTAACAATGCCATGCCCAAAGAGATGATGGCTGAAGAAGAGGAGGCTGAATCTCCTGAGGAGTCTAACCCAGCTGAGGAGGAGGCTGAAAAGATTACTCCCGTTAAGAATGGTAAGAAACCGATGGCAGGAGGAACGGCTACCTGCAACCACCAAACAAATAATGAAAGTATGGGGACTATGTTCAACACAGAAAAGATGCTCACTGAAAATGAATTCTTGGCTCTCGCTCCTGCTAGCATCCGTGAGGATTTGGCCCACGCTCGGGCAGCGAAACAGGCCAAGAAGGTCAACGTTATTAACCAGTTGACGGCTCACGTCCCTGATGAACGTAAGCAGCTGGTTGCTAACGAGTTGAATACTAAGTCCCTGGCCGAATTGGAGGCACTGTTGGAACTGGTTCCTCCTGTTGTACCCCAGCAGGCCTCTGCTCCAGTTGTTAACTACCGGGGGTTGCCTGGCTCTTATGGTGCTCCGTTACGCAACTCACTGGCCCGTCCTAAGCCCAACGACATCCTCAAAGCACCAACTATCGATTGGTCTAAGGCTGACTAATTGTCTCCACGATAACAAGTGGTGGTATCCAAATCTCTGTTCAATATTGTGGAGCAAGTTATGAAGGGTTCAGGGTCAATCATCCTCAGTTCGAACGCTATCCGAGGGGTTCAACACGAGGGCTATATCAGTGGAACACCAAAGCCTGGCACTATCATGCAAATCCAAGCAGGTACTGCCATGGACGCCACTGGTCGATTTACATGGGAAGTGTACAACCAATCGGCAGACGGTGATCGTGGTATGTGGGGTATCCTCCTCGATGACTCACTCCAAGGTAAAACCTATCAGAATGCCTACGCCGATGGTGACAGGGCACGTATTTATGTGCCTGCTCCTGGTGAAGAGTTTAATGTGCTGAAGGGTGACGTGTCCGGCACTGGTGATGACTTTGCTGTTGGTGACAAGCTGATGATCGATGACGGAACAGGTAAGCTGATTCTGTCTGCAGGCTCAATTGAGTCTGAACCATTTGTTTGTCTTGAGGTGATCACAGACCCTACTACTGACCAGTTGGTCTGGGTGATGTTCACAGGGTACTAAACCTCACAGAAGAGGTAAGTTGTTACTGTTCAAATTTCTTAGTTTGGGGGTTTAGTTAATGTTTACGCAAGACTTCGTTCTGAATTCCGGTAGTGGCTGGACAGGCGGTGGTGACGTCGGCAATGGAGTAGCCGAACGTATCATGTATACCGGTGGACAGACTTTCGATCCAGGTATGCATCGACCATACTTTGATCGTGAAACCCGCCAACCGTGTGTGACTATTAACACAGGAAGGTATGTCTACGATGAAGCAAGAGGAATTGATGTTCCTGTACAAGAGCAAGTTCGGGTTAGAGACCTGATTGATGCAGGCATTCATAGCCCAGTGTTTAACAATACATCTCTCGAAAAGGATGTGTGGGTTAAGCTGATGGACAAAGTCATTGTGGCTGCCCGTCAGAAGATGCGTGCCTGGAAGGATGCCATGGCGATGGTGCCCTACGGTGGTTTCAATGGAATGCAGAAAACCATCTTAGAGTACCAGACAACCAATGACCCTGGCGAGGCGTTGGTAGACATGGATGGTCTGTCTGAGGGACGCACTGATAAACGTCTGTTTGGTCGGCAGGGTATCCCTCTTCCAATCACCCATGCCAGCTTCCGGTACAGTAAACGAGACCTTGAGGTCAGTAAGTCTGGCAGTATGCCATTGGATGTTCGAGACGCTGAAGCAGCTGGACGTCGAGTGGCAGAAAAACTGGAAGACACCTTGATCGGTGAAATTGCCGGAATGGACTACGGTGATTCTTCTGAGTATGGTCGTGCCTCTAAGGTCTGGGGGTTCACTAACTATCCAGACCGAATCACTGTCAACCTCACCCAACCTACTGGATTGAATCCAGAGGCTACTATTGCCGACATCTTGGAGATGCGTGAGGCATTGTATAACAGTGGGTTTACGGATGGCCCGTACATGGTATACACGTCCAAGGATTGGGACTTATATCTGGACAACGACTATGCCCGCCTCGGTGGCAATAACGCCTCTGAGACATTGCGTGATCGCATCAAACGCACTGCAGGCATCATCGATGTTCGCCGATTGAATCGGCTTAGTGGCCCCTTCCAGATGATCATGGTTCAAATGACGTCTGATGTGTTCCAAGCTGTCAACGGACTTGACTTGACGACCATTCAGTGGGAAACGATGGGAGGGATGCAACTCCACTTCAAAGTGCTGTGTATCCAAACCCCACTGTTCTATTCTGACATCGACGGCAACTGTGGTGTCTGTCATGGACGTGTTCCGTAACAGATGCTCCTACGTTAGTTGATAGTTGATACACTTCTTACCTCTGAGCACCCACCTCCGTATTGACTCTTTTTCCCATCTATAGAGTTGAGCGGAGGTGGGTTGCTATATACCCCCTTAGTATCAAAGGACTTCATAATGGCTACCATTCCAACAGGCAAATATGGATTCAAAGTGCTCCAAGGATCACACTGGGAAAACAAACAAATGTATCGCAAGAACGATATCATTGTTACAAATGTGGAATTGGATGTGATCCACAAGTCATCACCACCTCGATTCAAACGACTAACCAGTCAAGAGCTACTTGCTCACATGGCCCGTATTGGATCAGATCAGCAATCCGACAGTAGTCCAGTGGATGTCAACTCTTTGGAAAAGATGTCTATTGAAGAGTTGAAATCCCATGCTGCTGATGAAGAGATCGATTTGAAGGGTGTTAAGCTGACCGACAAGAAAGCTATCATTGCAGCTATCCTTGCAGCGGCAAAGTAACCACGGCCACTTATTACTCAGGAAATAGCAGGGTGGTATAATGGCTAGAACAACTCCTTCAAATGTTATATCAATTCTCCTGGGTAATTATGATGGCTCATCAGATCTCACTGGAGTAATTGATACTGCTGCCTTGATGGTGGACAGAGTATTAGCCTGTGCTCTTAGGAAGTCAGTGGTGATCACTGATCAAGAAGCTGAAATGATTGAAAGGTATCTGGCTGCTCACTACTATGGACACTCGGATCAGTTCTTTCAGTCCAAGGCTACTATGTCCGCCAGTGGTAGTTTCCAGGGCCAGACTGGTAAAGGGTTAGACGGTAGTCAGTATGGCCAGACAGCCCAATCCCTTGATCCTAGTGGGTGTCTTTCTGCCCTTAGTAAGAACAACAGAGCTACCATGGCTTGGTTGGGGAAGCCTACCAATGCCCAGATCTCTGCCAGGGATAGAGGAAATTACTGATGCCCTCGTTAGAGACGTTTGATTGCGTTGATGACGCTGTACTCTGGGAGGCGTCTGGTAAGTGGGATAACTTCGGACAGTTGAAAATAAATGACCCTATTGAGATCAAAGTTCGGTGGTTAGTAACTCACACCGATGGACAAGATGCTCAGGGTAACAAAATTACCTTTTCTGTTCGAATGTCATCCACCAGGCCTATAGCCCTGCAAAGTATTCTCAGACATGGTACTCTCTCAGAAGTTGATGACCCTCCTACCGGGTTGTGTTTAGCAGTTTCTGAAGAGATTGGATATGACGTTAAAGGCAGGGCCAATCGGTATGAGTATCGGTTGACTAAGTTCAAGGATGAGTTGCCGGTAATTGCTCCTGGAACTGGTTCTTGACTATGGCTGTAATTACTGCTGATCTGAAGTGGGCAGAGAAAGTAAAGCGGGCATTGAAGAATCTGGAATCCAGATATGGCCCTGATGGAAATCCCAGCGTGATGGTTGGGTATACAGCCAACTATGCTTTGTTTGTCCATGAGAATGTGGAGATGAAGGGTAAGGGATTGCCAAGACGTCCCAATCCACCGCATAAAGGTAACTACTGGGACCCAGCTGGCAGGGGGCAAGCCAAGTTCCTGGAACAACCGTTTAGGGAACTGAAAAACAGTGGCGAGTTGATTAGGTTGATTACTACTGCAATCAATAATGGGGCAAGTTTGGTGCATGCCCTGTACATAGCTGGTTTAAGAATCCAACGTGATAGTCAAAAGCTAGTACCTGTTGACTTTGGAGTGCTTAAAGCCAGTGCCTTTACAAGAAAGGAGTAGTAAGTGACTGACACTCCAGAGAAAGGTGGTGATCCATTAGCCGTTCAAGTAGTTATTCCTCCTAATGCTAACAAAGGTTGGAAAGAAAGAGCATTGGACTGGATTTTTGCCCAAGGATCGGTGGCCATAGTTCTTATCGCCTGGCTTCTTTGGACTATCTATGACAGTGCCAAGAAAGAAGAGGCCGGAATAGATGCTGCCAGGGCAAGGATTGAGTGGGAACAGCAGTTGTTCACTAAGATCGATGGAAGGTTTTCTGAGATTAGTGCCGATTTCAGAATGACTATCAAACAGATCCTCGACGCTACAGAGAAGAAAGCAGAAAGGGATGAGCACCGATTTGATAAGATAATCGACAAAATCAAAGGTATTTAATGACTCCAGAACAAGAGTTAGAAGATGGGAGAAAATTCAGAATCCTGTTAATCTCCCAATGGGCTCAAGCTATTTTACTCTGTTTACTTCTCTATGTGTACGTTGAAGCCTGCCGCCAATGGGACATGGAAAAGATACAGAAGATGATCGATAGCACTAGGTGTACTTGCCAACAAGATGCCAAGAATGTTCTAAAGAATGAAGTGAACGTTGGTATACCCAAGACTAGAGAAGACTCTGTTGTTGAAATAGTTAAGTCCAGAGATAGGGCCAAACTCCTTCAAGGAGACGACTAATGAGTCAGTGTACAGATTTGGCTGCCCTTAAAGCAGCTTGTGTAGCCCAGGAAGCTGCCTTACAGGCTGCCCTCGATGCAAGTATCGCTGCCTATGATCTAAGTCTGGCAGATTTTGAACTGGCTTCCTCGGCTATGTCAACAGCGAGTGTAGCCAAGTTTGCTGCTCAGACGGCCAGAGACTTAAACATCAGTAACCGAGATCTGTATCAATCCATGATGGACTCTCTCGGTTGTTAATTTTGAAAGGTTACTACTGTGAAACGTCGCACACTATTGATCCTGATTTGTATGATTGGTTTCGTCGGTCTGTCCTATGCACCGACTAATGCGGGTACCAAATCCCAACAACGTTTGATGCTTAGGCTAGGCCTGGGGGCTGGAGCAGGGGCAGGGGATTGTAGTCAGTCTGTGAATGCCCAGTCATCGTTTAGCATGCAGCGATACGCGATGCCCCGAATCCCAACTCAGGCGTATCGAATGATGGCTCCGCCTCCTCAAGTGATTTATCAGACAAGGGAGGTGTATAGCAACCAAGTATACAGCCCACAACCTGTTTCCATGCAGGTTTACCAGTTACCTCCCGTTCAGGTAAGTAGTCAACAAAGGGCTATCTACTACCAGCAGGGGTACCAACAAAGTTACCAAGGGGAATCGGATTGCTCCGGCGGCAATGCTGTGAGTTATCAACTACCTCCGCAGATACCCTATCCGGTGAGGGGGGATACTACTCCTTGCAAGTGTGGTTGTGGTCAGGCCAGCTGTAACTGTGTCAATAGTCAATAGTCAATAGTCTGAGTTTCTGTTTCAATACTGTTGAATGAAAGATGGGTATCATGAGTGCCGAATCAAGAGAGGCTCGAAAAGAGAAACGTCGGCTGAATCGTCAAGTGGAAGAGGCAGCCTCAAAGGTATCAGAGGCTGTTCAAGAACCTCGTGGGGTGGTTCTCGAAACAGTGTTAACATTGGTAACGGCATTCCTGCCTCTTCTTGCGAAAGTGTTACCTTGTTTGAACCCCAAACCTGTTCCACCAAATCCAAATCCAGCCCCTACTCCCCAAGAGTCACTGGCCTGGAGTAATGCCTGGGCTATCAAGGGAAGGGCTGAAAAGGCTTATCGAGAGGGTAGTGGTTCCTACGACAGGCATACGTTGAACCAAACCGCCAATGCCATTCAAAACCAGAAGAGAAAGAACGGAGAAAGGATCAAACAGAAGGAAGCTGTTGAACTGGCAAAAGTAGCTCTGGATGCTGCCCGCAATACTCCCCACGAAGAGATTGCACAAACCATCTTAGAGGCTCAAGGACAGTAGCCCAAACTACAACTTATCTAACCTCGGTGACTAAGGTAGCTGGGGTTAGATTCTTCTTGTTTAGACTTCTCTAGGGAGGCATTGTGATCAACCGATTAGTCATTTTTCTGATTCTAGTCTCTGCTGTGTTAGCAGATGAGCCTGTTGTGCCTGTTCCAATTCCCACTCCGCCACCGTCTATTGTATTCCCTGATACTGTTCCGGTTAATCCCGATGTTGACCCCAACCCAAATCCACCGGCACCTACTGAAGTGATTCCTATTATCACTCAGGAAACTTGGTACGTGGTCACGTCAGACTTTGAATTCTTCCTACTCTGTAGCCCAGCCAAGTTAGCTGAGGTTCAGTATGAGGAGGGTCCAATCAAGCTAAAGGGGGTGTTTACTGATAGCAAAGGAAAAGTAGAGACCAGAACATACAAATCCAGGTATGTGGCTTTAGTGAACGCTAACAAGTGGTCAGGTAGGGCAGAGTTGATTGCTATTCCTGCCGGTATAGTTGGTGCTGATGCTATCACTCGAAGGCTTGTAGATATCGGAGCTGCCCCCCAACCTCCTCCGAATCCACCCAAACCTATCGATCCTAAACCTATTGACCCACTTCCAGTTCCGACCGGGTTTAGAGTGTTGTTTATCTATGAGTCTATGGACGCAGTGACTCCAGCTGTAGATACCATCCTGAACTCAGTGAAGATTAGGAACTATCTCAAGGCCAAATGTACTAAGTCTGCTGATGGTGTGGCGGAATATCGATTCTGGGACAAAGACATCACAGTGAGCCAGAATGAATCACCTACTATAAAGTCACTATGGGAAAGTGTTAAGCCCACTATTGGTAGTGACGTTCCTCGGTTAGTTGTCGCTGTTAATGGTGACGCAAAAGTATATCCATTGCCTCCTACTGAGGCAGCCACTTTAGAATTCCTCAAGTCCATAGGGGGTGAATAATGACGAGCCAACTCTATCGTGGTGAAAAAGTTATTGATGATGATACCAGTGAAGTCAAAACACCCAATGGACTATCAACTGGATACCGTGGGATGTTTCGTAGTGCTGAAAGTGCCGCGAACTATTCCGCGTTGCCTCCGGGGTTTCTAATTCCTCAGAATGAATGGCAAGCCAGAATTGAAGAAATGGAGCAATCTGGCACTCGTTTGTCTGATCTGATAGTCTCAGAGAGACTTCCACCCAAGGATCAGAAACAAACAAACTACTGTTGGATATTCGCTCCGACCCATGCTGTAGAAATTATGAGATTAGTTCAGGGGCAGAAGCCTGTTAGTTTGTCCCCTGCTTCAGCTGGAGCCCAAATCAAGAACTTTAGAAATGAAGGAGGTTGGGGTGAAGAGGGATTGCAATGGATCGCAGACAAGGGTTTAGTTCCCTCATCTCTCTGGCCAGATACTACTTGGAACAATAGGTCTCTGGCTTCAGCCCAGAACCTAGCCACTGCTATGGAGTACCGGGCAACCGAATGGGATAGGCTCAAACCCAGAGATCTCAATGAGATGGTATCCTGCCTACTTCACCGTAAGCCTGTACCTATCGGATTGAATTGGTGGGGTCACGAAGTTTTGGCAGTGGATCCAGTTTGGCTCAATGGAAAAATTGCTATTCGTATCAGGAACAGTTGGGGTGATATTCCAGACTTCCCAAATGGGTTTGGTATCCTTCAAGGAAATAAGATGTACCCTGATGACGCTGTTTGTCTGAGAACTGTCATTGCGAGTTAATCATGCACCAATACATTGTAGCCCTTCTAATCCTTGGCCAATTCTCCGTATCAATAGAAACACTTCCTAGGAGGCGGTTTAACGTCTCAGCAGAGCCTCTTCCCAGTTCGATAGCCGAGTTTAGAGGCGAAAATAGGGGAAATTTCGAGGGTAACCTAGCGGGAAAATCGATGCCAGAGGCCTCTAATCGAGCGGTAACTACTCGGGGGAACCTTCCTAAAGAGTTGCCCTCCGTTGATATGTGGACAGCTAGGTGGTGTGGCCCTTGTAAAGTGGCTAAACCTATTTTGGACCATGCCTCAAAAAACAGGTTACTACCATTCAAGGTCAGACAGATCGATGTGGATGAAAATCCTGGATTGTGGAAGGGTGACATACCTATTTTTGTATGGGACGTCCCTGTTAGTCGAAAGTATCCAAAAGGCAGGGCCGTCAGTGTTGGGTGGTATGGTTTAGACACTTTACTCAGAGACTACAAAAACTCTTTTCAATGAGGTGTAATGTGTCCCCAGAGACTGTGACAAGACTAAGAGAATTGGTAGCGAATGATCCAGAGCTACAGGAGTTTGTTAAGAATGGGGATGACGTTGGGTTAGCGGCAGCGTTGTCCACTAAGCTACCACTGATTCCAAAACCAAAAACATTCATTGGTGAACGTGGAATCTATGATCTCTTAAAGACTCAAGAGGGGGAAGTGTTTTTACAAACTGTTGAATCGTTACCAACTATTGAAACACCAATGAAATCTACATTTCAACGTGTTGTTAGATGGTTGAAGGATCCAATCGGTTTAGATGTTGGCAGTAGTGAGACCCAAGAGCAACTGCAAGCACTAGTTCCACCATTTAGTCAAGATTCGGTTGATAAACTAATTGCATTTGGATCACAGCCCCAAGTGTTTACTATTGAAGAGGTGGCCCAACTAAGATGAGTAGTCTCATATCTCCTAATTGGACTGATTCAATTGCTGTTATTGCCCCCACTAAACTGTCGGCGTCAACTGGATATGCCCGAGGGACTATTGACCTCCGAAGCAAGAGAGGAGCCAAACTATTCTGCAAACTTGGGAGATTGACCACCACAGTTTTGGCCACGGCTATCAACGTGTATGTCAGGCCACTTATTAACGGTGGTGTAGCAGCAGCAACGATACCCTACACGCACCCTACTGCTCCCCAGTTTCAGTCTCAAATTGCTGTAACGGTTTGTCCTACTGTTAACACAAATGCGTTGGCTGGGGCCAAATCTTTAACACTGTCTGCTGGGACTTCTATAGTGGCTGGGGACATTATTTGTATTTCAGACTCAGGAGGGACTACTTTTAACAGATTGGAGTTCAAAACAGTCTCTAAGGTGGTCACCAATGTGCTGACATTGGCAGAGCCTTTAGAATTTGACCACTCCTCGGCTAATGCTGATATTGTCTCTAGGCTGGCAGACGTGTTCCCTTACATACCGTTGGCTGGTGGTTCGGTATATGAAGTGATATTTGACTATCAGGTATCGGCCACCGGAGGTGATGTGGTAGTCTTGGCTCATGCTCAGTCTTATGACACTGACACGGTGACGTAATGCTATACTCAAACATACTCCAACCTGACTCGATACTTGATGGAGTTAGCCCCATAAACTTTGACCACCCCTTGAATAAAGGATTGATAGCTGACTTTTCTCTGGTTTCAGGAGTTACTTCAGTAAGAAATTTGGCAGACCCTCTGTCACCAGCGACAGCAACAAACTCATACTACAGTGGAATGGGATATACTCTGAATGGGTACAGGCTGGGGACTTTTGAAGCGTACCCCATGCCTTTATACTCGGTGAGAACTGGATACGGGGCAAGTACCTATCTGTTGTTCAATAGGTTTATGTCCAAGATAACAACTGCAGGAACATTTTCAGCGTTTGTCAGAAAAACCAATCCCATTCCATCAACATATATTGGAGCATGGACGTTAGGCACCTCTGGATTGAGTACTCTTTACCCCCATTCAGATGGTAACGTGTATGATGATTCTTTTGGAACCTCTCGTATCTCATATGCACCTATAGTGTCCATGAATAAATGGCATCATATAATTATCACAGCGGACAGTAGCTCAAGAAGGTTTTATCAAAACGGTAAATTGGCTGCATCTGGCACCCCAGGTACTTTTGGAATCAATCCCAATGCGTCTACTGGAGATATTGCTAATTCAAGACCATTAGAGGGAGACATTGCCTGTATCTGTTTCCATAACAGAACACTAACCACTACAGAGGCCTCGTGGTTTTTTGAGGAGGTTCGATCTGGAAACCCAAATAGATGGAACTGGAAAACACCATTTCGTGGAGTCCGTCTTAATACTGGTGGACCATTTCCCTTCCATATTAACAGACGCCTAAGTGGGGGACTAATTTCAATGGGAGGTGGTCTATGAGTTTAATCAGTTACAAGAGAGGTCAAACTTCAATAGTCATCCGGTGTAAGATTCTGAACAGTTCTCTGGCCACAGGAGCAGGATTAACTGGACTGACTTTTAACTCTACCGGGTTGATTATTTCAACTATTGCTGACAATGAAAGTGCAGCTACTGTATATGCCCAGTCTGCAGGGGACATTGAGACTATAGCCACACTGGGAACCTTTGCAGCCCCCACCAATAATAAGTGTAGATTCAAGGAAGTTGATGCTACTAATCACAAGGGAGTTTATGAGATCCAAATAGCGAATGCTCGTTTCGGTGTTGCTAGTGCCAAGAGTCTACTGGTGTCAATTAGTGGGGTGACTAACTTAGCTGAGACAGATTTTGTGGTACCTCTGGTAGATCTTGACCCCTATACAGCCCAACCTATAGCTGCTAGTGTCACCGGAAACGTGGGAGGATCGGTAGCCAGTGTCGTAGGAAATGTTGGGGGAGACATAGTTGGAAACGTAGGGGGCCACGTGGGAAGTGTTACCGGTGACGTAGGAGGAAACCTGGTAGGAAACGTCAACGGTAACATAGCTGGAGATGTTATTGGAGATGTGTTGGGCGATGTTTCAAATACTATTGCTGTAGGAGGTAGTGTATTACATCAAACCGGTGGTAGACTTCATGTTCTCAATGAGGATGGTGTATCACTGGCTGTGGCTTCTGCTTTGTCCCAAGTGTCTAAAATAGTCCAAGCTGATTGCTTCATAGATAAGAATGTGACACCTTGGGCACTGGTGTTTATTGAAGCTGGCACTGGGGGTATCGGTGTTGGTACTGAACTAATGAGGAAGAAACTCAAGGATGTGGATGGCAATAACATAGGAGATACATCTACTGTTATTGGAAGGAGCTATACCTAATGCAAATCGTGGGTGCCCTACTAAAGCAGTTTGGTTCCGGAGTGGCTGGTCTACCTCCTTCAGTACCATCACTAAGTGTAACTGATAACTCCAATTTATCGGTGTCGGTCAGTATATCTGGTAGCAGTGTAGGGAGTTCAAATTCAATATACCTGTCCAGTGTGTTGGATCCAGATTGGTATTTGTCAGGCACTCGTACCAGTGACGGCACCGTTGATATTAGTCTTAACTCAGGAGGAAAGTATTTCATCTATGCTACCAGTAGTATCAACAGCCAATTTGTGGTAAGTGATGTTGGGACTTTCTGGGTCATGGGTGATGGTCAGGTTGGGACGTTAGGAAACTCACCGGCAGAAATACTTCGTGCGTTGTTAATAGACCTAGGGGTGGGTTGTTTACCGTCAGATGAGTTAGAGTGGCCCATTGGAGTGTATGAGGAGATTCCTACACCAGATAACACCATTACTATCTATGACACATCTGGTAATTTGGATGGCCGAATTCAAAGTAATGGAGTATACCATGAACAATACGGTATCATGGTTAGAGTGAGGGGAACTAAGTCTCCTGTTGGAAATCTCAAGGCTAGACAAATATCAGAAGTCTTTGACAAGTCAATCAGAAACAATACAGTGAGTATTGAATCAAATCAATACTTAGTCACCACTGTGAATCGTAAAGGTGGGGTAATGTCTTTAGGTTGGGAATCGCCAACCAGCAGACGCAGCCTGTTTACCTTGAATGCGTTAATGAACGTCCAACAACTCGATTAGAAGAAAGGTCATCATGACAGCACCTACACCCACTCCAAGAGGCACTCCTTCAGGAATTATGCTGGAGAATTCCTACCAGGTACTGATCACTTTTGGGAACAATCCAACTCTGTGTCTGTGGGAAAAAGATGTTCAACCAAATGGGGTGGATAACGGAGACCCAATAGATGAGACTACTCAGCACAATGAGGGGTTGAGAACAAAAGCACCAAGGGCATTGAACGATATCACCAACGGCAAAACCAAGGTGGCCTATGACCCTGAAATGTATGATGAGGCTTTTACACAATGTGGTAAGGTAACCACGGTCACTTACTGGCTACCAGATGGATCAAGTCTGGCACTATACGGATATATGAAATCTTTTATACCAGCAGGATTATCGGGAGACGGTACCCAACCAGAGGCCGATATCGAGATCGTGGCTACTAACCGAGATCCAATTACTAAGGAGATCGAGTTGCCGGTACTGACCAGTGCCGTGGGGACGTAGTCTGACCGCTTGTTATTAACTCAGGGAAGGTATTGTAGCAATGGATTGCTTTTGTTGTTTTGGTATAGATGGGACTAAGAGAATGACTGAATTCAATTTTGACAATGACATGTCGGTGCGTGAGATTCCTTTCAAAATTAAGGGTGTAAACTATATTTTGAGGGAGGCAAGTGGTAGTGCGATTGCTGCATATAAGAATGCACGGTTGGAGAAGATGACACTATCAGACACTGGCAAGCCAAAAACTGTGAAAGGCATGGGAGACGTTGAACCACTACTCGTTTCATTGTGCTCATTCCAAGCAGAAACCAACAAACAAGTTCCCCTACAAACTGTGCTATCGTGGCCTGGCCGAGTGGTTTCTAAGTTATTTGACGAGGCTAAAAAGATCAGCGAAATAGACGTTCCTGATACAGTTGAAGGCATTGATAGCCAAATCAAAGAACTTCAACGAATGAGAGATGAACTGGTCAACTCCGGTGAAACTAGCATCTCAAAAAACGAGCAAGACTCTATGGGGGATGGCTCAAACTAATGAGCCATTACAAGATTCAGGACTCTCTTTCTGAGTTTATGACTAGGCTGACATACCGTGAATACTTAATACGGTTGGCTGACTTAGAATCTCAGTGGGAGAGTCCTGATCTCACTCAGCAATATTTAATGCAGATTGCTGAGCATATACACCATATTCCCTATGCTTTCAGTGGCACTAAGAATCCTTCCAAATTTGAGGATTTCAAACTCAAATTCAAGGAAGAGTCCAAAAAGGTAGTAGTGCCCAAGGTCAAAGAGGGAGAACGGTATTATGACCCTGTAGAGACGAAAAGCATTATTTACCGACAAGTTATCCTGAGAAGATTGGGGATTGATCCTTCTCTAGTGAGAGTTGTTAAAGGGGGATAGTCTTTTGGCTACCGAAGTTGAAC